TGCTACTGACATCTCTTCGACTGACAGTTCAGCTGCTGCTGCTAAGTTTGATGCAGACCTCTACCACAACGGAACTGAATTAGGAACCGTTGCTGAGTTTGAAGCTGCTTTAAGCTAAGAGTCTTATTACTCATATCATTAAGGGGCAGTCCAATCGGGCTGCCTCTTTTTGTTTACAAAGATAACAACTATTAATACAGTAGGTATATGCTAAGTCACGAAGAGGGAAGTAAATTACATGACAAGGTAGCTAAAGCGTACAAAGAAAGCATCGAGCTTATGCACGCTGAAGGAGAGTTTAATGCTGCGATTCTTAACTCCGCTCGTCAATTTTTGAAAGACAATAACGTACTGATGGATAGCGGGATAGGATCACCTTTAGAAGACTTAAACAAAACAATCAAAGTACCATTTGGCGACGAATACGAGAGAGATGCAGCTGAAGCTTGAGTTATTTGATACGATAGATAATTATCGTAGAGGTAGTAAGCTGAATCAAAAGTTGTTACAGACCGGAGAACCTAAAGGTACTTTTAAATACAGAGACCCACACCCTACCGTAGCTGGTTTGTTTTATAGAGGTTGGGGAAAAGGTAAAGAACATTGGGTAGAAGAGATTCCATATAAAATGTTAAGTAACAACTCCGATTATAGTAGGGGTAGTTATGTTAATCAGAAAGCATTACAAACAGGTCTACCTAAAGGTTCTTTTAAAAGAGGAGACGCTCATCCTACAATTAAAGGTTTTTTTTATAGATGTTATTCAGAGGATCGCGAACTTTGGTACAGTAAGGAATCTAATGAAAAACAAAGATTAAGAAATAATAAATTAAAAAGAGAAAAACCGATAACAAAAGAGCAAAGAGCAAGGAAGCGTGAACAAGTTAGGAAGTGGAGGAAAACTGAAAAAGGTAAAGCATATGCTAAATCTGGTAAGGAAAAACAAAGACTAGCGGCTTATTTTAAAACAGAAAAAGGTAAACTTGCTATGGCTGTTGTTATGAACAAAAGGAGAGCCGCTAAGAAAAAAGCTTTAGAAGAACTTTCTGAAAGAGAAGAAGGTTTAATCAAACAAATCTACGCATACCGTATAAGACTCCAAAATAAACTAGGAATAGACTTTCATGTAGATCACATTGTACCTTTATCCGTAGGCGGGCTACACCACCCAAGTAACCTACAGGTTGTACCCGCTAAGTGGAATATAAGTAAAGGAAACCGAAATACCGAGAGATGGCTACCAAACGGAATGTAATAGTACCTAATGAATTAAAGGACTTAAGAAACTTTACATATCTCTGCTGGCAACATCTGGGTTTACCTCCCCCAACAAAGCTTCAGTATGACATGTGTAAGTACTTACAGTATGGTCCTAAGCGTTCTGTTATACAAGCCTTCAGAGGCTGCGGAAAATCCTGGTTAACATCTGTCTTTGTTATACATCAGCTACTGTTAGATCATAAAAAGAATGTGTTAGTAGTATCAGCCAGTAAGGCACGAAGCGACGAGTTCTCTACATTCTGTCAGCGTCTGATTAACGACATGCCTATACTAGCTCACTTAAAACCAAGGGATGACCAAAGGTTTAGTAAAATCTCTTTTGATATTGGTCCGGCACCTGCGTCTCACGCTCCTAGTGTAAAGTCTCTAGGAATAACATCACAGCTTACTGGTAGCCGTGCAGACTTGATTATTGCGGATGATATAGAGGTGCCTAACAACAGTCAGACCGAAGGGATGCGTGATAAGCTGGATGAGTCTGTAAAAGAGTTCGATAGTATTTTAAAGCCTCTAGAGGACTCTAGAATCATCTTTCTAGGCACACCCCAGACTGAGTCCACAATTTATACTAAACTCCAAGATAGGGGGTACCAGGCTCGTGTATGGACGGCTCAGTATCCTACGCTAGATGAAGCAGATAAGAACTACGGAGAAACACTAGCTCCCTTTATTAGAGATAACATAAGTGAAGAGACAGTAGGTACATCAGTAGAACCGTTACGCTTTACAGACTTAGACCTGGAAGAAAGGAAGATGTCTTATGGACGCTCCGGTTATGCTTTGCAGTTCATGCTCAATCCAAGGCTATCTGATGCTGACCGTTATCCATTAAAGATAAATGATTTAATTGTTATGGATTGTGACCCAGACTTAGCACCTGAGAAGGTAGTGTGGTCTAGCGATCCAGATATGGTAGACAGAGAACTTCCTAATGTAGGATTCAACGGAGACCGTTATAGACGACCTGCCAGCACCGTAGGTGATATGATACCGTACAGCGGTTCAGTGCTTTCTATAGACCCTAGCGGGCGTGGTAAAGACGAGACTGGTTATGCTGTGGTTAAGATGCTTAACGGACAGTTGTTTGTGCCTGAAGCGGGAGGTATAAGAGGAGGCTATGAAACCAAGACCTTACAACAGTTAGTTGATATAGCTAAGAATAACAAAGTAAACCAAGTCATTATCGAATCTAACTTTGGTGATGGTATGTATGCTGAGTTAATAAAACCTTTGTTCAGGACATCTTACCCAGTAACAATAGAAGAGGTTCGTCACTCAAAGCAGAAAGAACTTCGTATAGTAGATACTTTAGAACCTGTGTTAAATAGTCATAAGCTAATCATTGATCCTAAAGTTATTAAAGAGGATTATCAGTCAGCTATGATTTACCCTATAGAACAACAAGCTAGGTACATGCTTATGCATCAACTATCTCGTATAACAAAAGAAAGAGGTAGTATAACACACGATGATAGATTAGATGCTTTAGCTATTGCTGTTGCTTATTGGACAGAACAGATGGCTGCTTCAGCTGATAGAAACATGTTAGAAAGAAAACAGGAGCTGCTACAGGAAGAGTTAACAAAGTTTGTTGATAGCTTTCATAAAAGAAGTAACAAAACTGTAGCTAACCTCTGGATGTAATAACAAACCTTTTAGCTATCTATATATAGTGCTGTTGTAGTTAGTTTAAATACAGTTATATATCTGTTATGGCTTACCTTGAAAATCTGAAGTTAGACTTCTAATTTACATGGTTTATTTATAAACACAATTATCCTTAAAAACCTAAGTTAAAAAAATATGTTATCAGTAGCTATTGTTAAAGTAACAGCGAAAGAACGGATTGTATGAGCTGTTCAACAACTGTAACTGATATGAAGGAAGCTGCAGCTATCTTTGGTTTAGTCTTTGTAACGAATGTGGAAAAGAAGGGTATAAAAGCAGTAAGCAGCTATACGACTCTAAAACCAACTGCTTGTACACTTACCTTTGATTAATACCTTGAGGATCGTTTAAAACGAACTCTAAAGTACATATCTAAATATCATTATTATAACTATTTCAAACCGAAGGAAGCTTGTAAAGCATAAAAGTTAAAACATCAGTATCTAACAGGGGTACAGCAGGGTGTTAGAAAAAGCTACCAAAACATCTCGAAACAGAGTATACTTATAACACATGACAATAGATGACCAAACAGACACCTTCCAGTACGAACTGGCAAAGCTCATATACCGCTTCAAACGAGAGTACGATCTTAACGACTACACAATAGCCGGATGCCTGGACTTCTGTAAGCTGTCAGTGTTAACTGAAACAGATGATGTTATATTCGCACCGGATGAAGAGCTGTTAGAGGAAGATGAGGACGACTTTGAGCCTCAGTTCTAACTATACTCTATAAGACTGTATAGGACCACTGGGAAAGTTTTAGTAGAAAAATGTGAGGGGCTTATGATTAGCATTACCAAAAAGTTTTGGTGAAAAAATGCGAGAGGCTTACGCTATATACGCGCGCGTTAATTACCCCCGCATACCCGTAAGTATTTTATAGGCTAGGGGGATATTGTTCGCATAATACACATTATGTCTAATTAGATTTGTTGATTATCAACGACTTATGCAAACTAGATAGATTCTGGAGTAAACTGCATCAATTATTTTCGCAAATCGACAGAGATTGCTAGGCTTTTGCGTCAGTAGTCCAGAGCTTTGATCAGTCGCCTAATCGCATCTTCTTGCGTTTGGTCTTGTGTATTCTTTTCGCTTTCAAAGTTCTAAGTTCAAAAATAAATGAACTAAATGAACAGATTGAAATACTCTTTGCTTTACTCTCTACCAATCTAATAGCATCAATCAGTTGAACTAATACAATCATCATTTGAACTTTTTTTGATGGAAGTATTGACAGCACTCTGTAATAGGTGAGGACATGAATAATTATAAAGAACCAAATCAAATAACTAAACTATCAACATATTGAATCGGAGGTTGTAGCATAATGAAAGTAACTATCGATAAAGACCGCCAGATCAATCTAAACTGGATGAAGCCTTCAAAACTAGATAACTTCCTTGAATGTTTTGTTATTATTACCTGTGCCTGTGCCTGGTTTCTAATCCTTGGGCTTATACTTTTTAGCTAATTACCTATCTATCAAATCAAATGAACTATACTTCAGAAAATACAGACCCTAAGCTTTGCATAAAACAAGTAAAGCATTACGAATCCTTACAGCCTATGTCATACGATGTTTACAAAGTTTCCATTGAATGCTTGGAACGCTCTTTTGATATGGCTTGCGATGAATTAAAAGCGTACCCAAAAGGAAACCTTGGATTGACCTTGGATTCTGCAAAAGATGAACGCTGGTATGAGCTACGCGAGGTAAAGGAAATATATCAAGGCGGCATTAGGAAACTAAACAGAATGGCTCCTAAATCTTACTTGTTGAAAAGACGGGATGAAAGACGGGCACAAAAGCATTCTGCGAGCGTAGAGAGAGAATGCGTTGGAGCGTAGCGACATGAAAATAGAACAACCAAGCGACAACTCTCTTTATGTCACAATCGGCAACTATGTTTATTACTTTGATGATTCCATAGATGGTGAAAACATTGTTTCAAG